CTGAGCTCACAAATACTTTAGTATTTCTTGATAGATTTAAAGCCATTTGCTTTCTCCTATTTTATCGTCTTTGAAAGTACGTCGCTAGATTTTTATCAGCGTTTGTAATTTCGATTAATACCTACACTCTAAGTTTATTTCGCCAATACCAAGAGGAGTTAAAACCCCTTCATCAGTAGTAAGCGACCTTAAAGTTAAGGAAGTCGTTGTTAAGTTTGGACTTACGGTATCATCGTAAGTCAAAACATCATTATTGTCAATTACTCTTTCAATGTCTTCCATTAAAAGGGCTAAGACCTCTTGCGGATCTTCTTGGTCTTCGACATAAACTCTTATATCTAGACTGAGAAATCTCCATTTAAATGCATTCGGTTGGTACTCTCTTGTTTCGTCTCCTGCGACTACACAAATTTTTGGGTACTCTTGGATTTGATCTAAAAATACCATCCCTGAATGTACATTGTTAAATACGTTCGAGTTAAATGGGTGATTCCCATCAATCTCTTTAATTTGTTCCACCAAAGCTTCTATTACTTTCTTTCTTGCTGTTCTATATTGTGATGCCATTATTCTCTCCTAAGACTGACTAATTTTTGTGAAGTATACTGTATTGCTAAAGTTCTAATACTTTTTGTTATTAGAGGCTTAGGGTTATAGCCTGTAGGCCATATTCGTTTACCTGTGCTTTCGAAAGTTTCATAAGGACTGGTCATGTATCCAAATACTCCACTTATTCCTGCTGCTGTCTGGCGTAATTGTTTAACTTCTGCACTATTTGAGAATCTACCAGTCTGATTTCTTAATGCTGGTCTTCCCATGTTTCGTCTAACCTCTGCAGGTAGTCGTTTGTTTATTTGAGCCTCTAATTGTAATAAGTTACTAGTTTGACTTCTTTGTTCTTTGCCGGGTCTTCTTTTTGGTATTTTCTTACCCTTTGTTTTAATAACACCCTGTTTCTTTTTAGTCTTAAATGTAGAAGGAGTAGCCAGTTTACCTTTTCTAGGTTTAGTACTGAACTTACTATTAGGTTTTTTCTTTCGTGTTACCTTTAACGTTTTTCCTCTTGATGTAATTTTTATATTGTCTATTATATCATTTGCTACATCGTCTGCTATTTGGGTTTTTATTGGTTTGCTATTTTCAGCATCTATACCAAATAATCCTTGTTTCTTTATTTCTTTTTGCAAAAAAGGGGTCAATACTTCTACTAGCTTATTTGCATCAGTAGGTAAATCATCATTTTTTCCAAGAGACAACTCTAATACGTTTTTAACATTATACTGTCCAAACTTTCTTTTAAGATTTGTCTGATTCCAGTCTGCTGTTACATTTGCCATTAAGAAATCTACAACACTAATAACTTCCATGTTAAAGTGTGCTGATACAGGAAGTTTTCCTTTTGTACTTAATCCCCTCTTAGTTGCAGGTGGATTTTTTAAAGATTCTAGTGAAGACTTTGCTGTTGTTGAGTCTGCACCATGTTGTTTTTTTAATCCACCTCTAAAAACTTGTTTTGTAGTTGCTGGATTTCCTGATCTTCTTTGAGTAGCTGTTGATCCCTGTTGTTGTGTCCCAAAGAAGTTTCCTTGTACTGCACTAGGAATTACGGTAGTAGTATAAGAGTCCCATAAATTATCGACAATTTCATCTACAGCTTTGTCTACAATTAAGTCTGCTTCAGCTCCTGTATTACACCAAATTAATAGTTTAAAATTACCTGCTGCCGTAGTTTGTATTGTTTGTCCAAAATAAACTCCTGCTTTTGGTAATCCAGCGCCTGATTGAGCTCTAAAAGTTCCTATAGGCTTTGATCCAAATAGTTTTGTTCTTTTTATTCTTTTTAGTTCATCACCAACTATTTTTTTCCAATTTGCGTCAGTATTAAATGACTCATAAGATTCTTTTGTTTCTCCTCTTAGTTGCTCTCCTACTAAACTTGTACCCTTTTTAGAGCCTCTTACTAAGTCATCTAAGTCTAGGTTAAAAACTACAAGAGTTTCAGCTCCTAGAGATGTTGCATAGTTCTTAAACTCTTTTGAAGTAACATCTCTTAAAAGTGCCCTAAAGTTTGACTTTAGGTTTTTAAGAGCCATTAGCTATAAATTTTATACATATCAAGTATTCGCTTGATATGATCTGGAAAACCTATATTACCTGTTAAGCTAGAAGATACTGCGTTTTCAACAGTTGCTCCTGCAATCGACATTCTTTCTTTTCTTTCGTCTTTTAAGTAGTACTTGATCAAATCAAATACTGCTAGTTTTAAATCATCTGGTGTAGAAACATATCCTGCTTTGTACACTACTTTGACACTCTTTGGGCCTTTAGGCCAGCTCTTATTTCCAGAACCACTCGTACGAGTAATACTGTCAGAGTCGTCATTGACTACATATTCATATTTACCACTATTATTGGAATTTTCCGTAATGAGGGTGACATATGGATCTGCTTGTCCTGTTCGTTCTTCTACTGATACTACAGCTATAATTGGAGATTCTTCCAAAATAATAGTATCGACTAAATCATCTTTAACTGTAAAGAATTCAGTTTTATTGGTTGCGGCATAATCTATAATAGTAGTACTACAATAACTTTTTACTAATTGACTTACTTGATCAATAATAGTATTGATTCTTGCGTCATTTTGAACTCCCTGTAATCCAGCGAAGTCTTTGTATTGTTGTAATGTTACTAAATCTGCCATAATTTTTTCTTAAAAACATTGGAGGGAGTTAAACCCCCTCCAAATATTCGCATTAGGTATTAACTACCTTTGTACTGAAGTGCCCAAGTTGAAGTAGAAGCATCGATCATATCGGTGAATCCAATTCTTTGAGAAGCAACAAGTACTCGTCTCTGATTAGCTACTTCGTAGTCAGATTCGATTGTTACACCTCTTAATCTAGGCATTAGATAATTCTTTGCATAAACTGCTGCACCGTAGAATTTAGATACGGCTGGTGTTTTGAATTCGTCACAGACGATGACTTTAGAGCCATACACTGAACCAATTTCGCCACGTAGTTTAATTGCATCTGAACCAACTAAATTAACATCTTGGAATTCTGCATCTTGTAATAAGTTGAAGTATTCTGTGGTGTTAATGATGTATACTACATCAGCTGGATTCATTCCATATTTACCCATGTTCTTTCTAGCTTTTAATAAATCAAGAGCTGTCAAAGATTCTGAAGCAAATGCAGTTGCGGATTGAGTTTTGTTGGAACCAGCCATAGTGATTAGTCCTTCAAAAGCTGCTCCACTTGTACCGTAAACGCCGTCTGCATGGTTACCCAATAGTAGTGCGTTTTCAATACCTCTTGCATGTGCTCTAACGATTGATTCACGAATCAACGGTAGAATTGGCAAGATTGCATCTTCTTCTGTCTCATTACCTAAGTAGGATTGTGAGATGAGTTTTTTGGTTGAAAGAGTTCTTTCAGTTAAGTCAATACCTGACATTGTTGAGTCATAAGCATCGCCTCTTTCTTCCAAGTTACCATGCGGAGTAGTTCCGGTAGCTGTTTGGTTAGCTGTAAATTCAGCGTACCCAGCATCTGGTAGAATTGGAATGATTTGAGTAGCTGAAGTCATTTGGATTTCTCTAAATAACGGAGCTAATACTAATTCTAATTGAATATCTCTTTCGATATTAGTTGAAACTGTTTGCTCAAAATCAGCGGATGAAACACCAACACCTGAGTGTGCGTTTACTTTTTCCATTGTATTGTGTGCAAGTTTAGTATCCCAACCTTTACCTGTGGCTAGACCCATTACGTAAGCGTCATCAATATCTGCTTCGAATGCTTTTTTCCAGTCGCCATTTTGTCTGTCACCAAAGACTCTTTTAGATTCACGAATTGCGTCGATCTCTTCTTTTTTATCTTTGAGTTCAGTTTGAAGTTCGTTAACAATTGCTTCTAGGTCATCATGTTTTTCTGAAACACGTTTTTCAACGTCATTCATGAGCTGTTGAGCTCCTGACATTCCGACTTCGACTATTGTTTTAACTTCGTCTTGTTTAGCTTCTTTTTCAGCAGTTTCAACTTCTAGTTGTACTGCTTTTTCTTCTGCATCTGCAAGTTCCTTAGCTTTAGTTTCGGCTTGTTGCATTGCAATTTTAGCAGCAGTTGATTTTGCTACTTCTTCTGCAAAAGCTTTCAAGTCGATGTTAGCTTCGGGGATTTTAGTGTCATTTGACATTTTAGTCTCCTGTTGTGAGGTTTTATCCTCGGCTTGTGGCGCAGAAGTAATCTGAGCCTCGTTATTATTAAAGTGCGTTTTCCACTCGTTATATTCGTCCATGCTGTCGAATGACTTTGAAACCGAGAACATTGCTCCCTGGTTACACGGTACACTGACAACTGAGACTTCGAATAGTTCGGCATCTTTTATTGTGTATCCATCAGTTTCTGAGTTATAATCTGCATCCTTGACTCTGAAACCGACTGAAAAGGCCCCAAGAACACCATCTTTAATAAGATCTTTGATTTCGCCTGAAGATTTAGAGATTTTCGCTCCAAATTCCAGACCGTTTTCTGTAACTTCTAGTGAAGTTGCGCGACCAATAGGTTTGTTGTAATCATGATTAAATAAAACGATTGGGTTAGTTTTATAGTTCTCTAATCCGTTCATTTTTATCCATGCATCATGATTGATTACATCTCCAGCACGGTCGATTGCATTAGTAGATGCTAATCCTTTAATATTAACACCACCGTCATCGTCCTCACCTAGAGTCTTGAATGTATTTGTCCAATGAAAAATTTTCTCCATATGTCCTACCTATTCCTTAGCTTTTTTGGGAGCTGCCTTTGCTGTCTTTGGAGCGGCTTTTACTTCAGCTTTTGCTGGAGTAGGTGCTGCTTGTTGATTAGCTTTGGCCCATTGGTCTGGAAAGTTAACTTTTAACATCTGAGTCATTCGCGACCAAGACCCGAAAGGTCTTTTCGCAACCATAAATCTCATAGGTACGTCATCGTTCCCCATAGACTTATATTCACTTGGTGTTAAAACTTTTCCTTGTTCAGCAAAAAAATTTGCTAAGTGTTCAAGTACTGCTTTCTTATTCGCCATTATCCTGTTCCTCTTCTTGTGGTGGTTGTCCACCTTCTGTGGGGTTAGCTGCGCTACCCGCAATGTTAGCTGGGACTCTTAGTTCGTCATGTCCTTCTAAAGGTTCACGTCCTAGTTGGTCTCTAGCCTCGTTTGGCGTCATAATACCTGTGTTGACTAGTGTTGCATAATATGCAGCCTGGTCTCTTAACTCTGGTTGTAAAGCAGGAATGTCTGTGACATTCTCACTTAGTTCAAAACCAAAGTATCTTTCAAAGGCGTATGACATTTTTCTTACTATAGGGAGAATTGTCTCCAAGTAATAAAGTCTGTGATTGGGTCTAATGTTGGCATTGTTCCCACCATCTAGAAGTATTGGCGGTACGCCCATAGCTTCTAAAATTACTTTCTCATTCGCTTGAATGGATGATTGAAAGTCGAGTTCTTTGAAGTTTATCTTCGTCAAACTATCAACTTCTAAACCACCATCTAAGATGAGAGGGCGTTTACCGCCGTTTTTTGGATTGTACCTAGTAGACCAGCTTTGCAGCATTCTTTCCTTAATTCTGTCGGAAAGAGTGTTAGGGCTTTTAAGTACTAATCCTGGAACTGCTCCATTCTTAAAGAAGTTGTCTTGAAACTTCCTCATGTTATCTAGTAAATACATTGTTCGATACGCTGGTTTTAACCTTGGAGTTCCACGATATATTGATTTGAATGAGTTTTCTTTAATATGTATTATTTCTTTCGTAGAATAGTCAACATGACCATCATATGTAAATTTCTCAATGTAAGTACTAGTATCAGAATGAATGGTTACGTTCTGTGCTGGAAGATGATATAAATGCCTTCCATCAAAATATACGAAGATGTTTCCGTCTATCAGTAGGTCAATTATAAGATTTCTCTTAAAAGTATTAACATCTTGAAACGGATTCGGTTCTTTATTAAGTAATAAGTCAACACGAGTTCTTCGAACATTATCTACAACTGGTGTTATTCCATTTACTTTATTTCCAACATCATATTTAATGTCAGCTGAATCGTCTACTATCATATTTACAGCACGATTAACTACTTCTAGTTCTTCGTAGGCTGATCTGTAATTGTCTTTGATTTCTCGGGTGTCAATCGTCATACCCTCGTCCATACCGATAAATGACTGTGCAGGGTTCAGTTTTTCCTGATCCTGAACGTCTCTACCTAATATTCTGTCATACCATGCCATGTTTTTCTCTCTGTTTTTCCACCCATCTTTTTTGTTTAAGTGCTGTCACCAGTGTAGGTCTCTTACCATAGATACTGTGTAGCCGTTGATGGTGGGCTTTGCATAGTGTAGCAGCTTCATTGTAAATCTCGTTAGTAAATTCTTCAATAAACTCTTCACGAATTCCCATGATTTCGTCGGCTGATGTTATCGTAATTTTCTTACTTTTCAACCAAGTATCAAGAAGCTCAGTCATTCCGTAGAAATGGTGGAAGTCTAAATGTTCTGTGTCACCACAGATAAAGCACTGGGTGTCTTTCTTATATTTAGATTTCGCTTTATCTCTGACGTACTTGACTAAATCTCGTTTTAAATCCATAAATTCCTATTTATATAAAATTATACCAAAAATTCACCTTCATGTCAACACTTATTTTTAGGCAGGTCAAAACTAAAAACTCCCTGAAGATTCTTGAAATGTGTACAGCGCATATCTAAGTGCGTCTGACATATGACTTGCCATATTATGTTTTGGCTTTTCTTTCAGTAAGTTGGGATTTGAATCCCATTGGTATTGATCTACACATGACAATGCTTGTGAACATCTTTGATCTATTATCAATCTATCGTTATCTATGATACCCGCTGTATGCCCGATTCCGTCTAGAACAGATTTTTTAGCATTAATAGTAGAAATATCATAATTCTGAGCAAAATCAAACCTTGTTTGTTGTGCTGCTGAATCGATATAAATGT